CTCCCTATTAGTTAATTTTGGCGCTCTTCTTGGCGACCAATTTATACCGTGTTTATTACTCATTATACTCTACGATAACCTTTCATCGCTGCTCGTTTGGCGTTGAGTTTTTTCTGGCGTTTGATTTCTTGGTTTCTTTGATTTCGTTTAGAGGCAGGTTTCTCAAAATACTCCCTATCTCTACACTCTTTGACAATACCTTTTCTATCACATGCCTTTTTAAATCTTCTTAACATTCTATCGAATGGTTCGACATTCTTTGTCTTCGGATTTATTCTTGGTTTTACCTGAGTCATGTTTATATTATAATAAAAAAGTATAGTTATTGTATAGTGGTTTTTAAAAAAGATGTGTAGTCGCCCCAGCACTTTACAGCAACCCGCTCTACACCAATTGATTCCGCATTTAAACTAATCAATTTTTCCCCTACTGAGTTCCCCCTATTCCACGGTCTCAGTTCTGTAGTCGCATTCAAGGACACATGTTTAAGCACGACTACACCCAATATCGAAGTTAGTCGTTTGCTAACTTCTTAAAGTAATCCATCGCTTCGTCTTCACTCGAATCACCTACTGATGAAGAGTCTGCTGATGCGATTACAGGTTCTTCTGCCACTGTTTCAGTGTTTACATTTGACCAAGGCACTTCTTCTAGGTCTTCTGCAACTGACTCAGCAGTAGAGTTTGATACACCTGTTGTCCCTAACACTCTATCGAGTTTCTCTTTCAGTTCGTCATAAGACTTGAACTGGTCTGGAGAAATGATTGAGGATAATGGACTCAGTGAAGTATATATGTCATTTAACTGATTTTCATCAGTAAATAATGGCGCTTGTGTATCGAACTCAGATTTGTCGTAGTTCCAATAACCATCAACTTTTCTGATTTTGATTTTAAAGTTAGCACCTTCTTCTCTGAGGTCAAAAGGATTGATAGGATTCTCATCTTCAAATGCTGGTGAGATTGCCTCTTTTAGCATTTCAAAGATTTTCTTACCATAACGGTATTGAAAAACCTTACCTTCATTATCAGGATTTTTAGGGTCTGAAACAACATAGATGTTAGACACATAATGAAGTCTACGCTTCTGTTTACGAGCCTGTTCTCTGTTTGCTTCAATGTTAGTGTTCCACAACGAAGTGTTGTATTCACTAACAGGGTCTTTTTTACCAATAGTGGTTAAAGACTTTTCGATATACCAACCACCTGGGCCTTGAAAGCCATGGTCGAAGTAAGATACCCATGGCATCTCTTCGTTTTCTGGTGTTGGGAGGAATCTGATAATTGCGTAACCGTTGCCTGATTTATCAAGTTCTGGTTTCCAGAAATTATCATCTGAGTAGGATTTTTTTGCACCTTGTTCAGGTGAAGCAGATTCCATAGCTGCTCTTAGTTTATCTAATGATGTCGACATTGTATTCTCCTATTGTATCGCATTGTATTAGCATTTTATATAAAGGTATTGGGATGGCGTCTACTTAAAGAGATGTAATTTCACTCTTAAAGCAAGCTTCAATCAATACCCACTCGTCTTCGGTATTAAGTCCCTCAGACTTATACCTATTTAGTATATTATTATACTCAATTTTATCGAATCCGTCTACCGAGTTTTTGAAATAAACATTGATATTCGGATAGTTCTCTTCTATCCATTTTAAAAGGGATAGAAACTGCAATTTTTGAACATTGCCCACTCCGGAACTAGAAGTGTATTCGTCTTTATATGTATGACAATCTTTATGGTTGTAAATGTTATCAACAACATCAAACTCTAAAGAGTCAAACCCTACAAGACAAATCTCTGTTTCTCCATGTTCTACAGCATAACCTAATGCATATAGACCACAAAGTAAATTCTTGAACTCATCTTTTTCATATATAACTATGTTATCTTCATGGGCAGAGCTATAAGCCACAAAATAGTGTCTTAACTCATCATAGTAAGATTCACTCTGTACAACAAATTTATCATCGTCTGGTTTTCTTACATCAAAGTATACAAACTCTTCTGCATGACCCACTTTCATACCTTCGTGCAACATATCCCATGTATGTCCGTCTTCGTCTAAATCAATTGGAGTGAATGAACCACCAACACAATGTTTAGTTGTCTTATAGACTTCATCATCAAATGCATGTGCCATAGGGGCGATATCAGCAGTAAACAACATGTCTGGCATTTCATCTTTATAAGACATATTCATACCCCACCATCTTTCTAGTGTGGATAAATCGTAATTATTTCTTGATGGTCCGTTTCCTACTATGTAGAGCATAATTGTATTAACTTCTGTTTAAACTTGTTATAGTCATAATTTATGAATGACTTATACTTATTTATCTTGTTTATAACCTCCGGATAAATTAAATTATCACTTATGAGGTTATCCCATTTCTTTTGGCATTGTGTTATCTCACATAACATTACCATTGTTTCGATTGATATCTTCTTACCCATAAACTGTTTAAGTAGATATGGGTGTTGTCCGTTCTTTACTTCTAACACCTCTTGTATTGTCTTCTTCTTTAAAAGACCACTAACTTCATTCTCAAATAGATAAGTTAGTTTCTGATTTCTTTTCTTCCAATCGATAAAAGTTTTCTTCGCTTCGTTTTCAGTCATGTCACCAACCCACATATCTGATGTACATAGATTAGCA